AGGAACAGTAAATAACTTTCGTTTATTACTAGCCCAATGCATTGTTCTTTGATCTTGTGATAAAGAAATAATACCAGCTGTTTGTGCTTTTAGTGCAAAGTTTCTTAATTCAACATTTTCATCATTTGCTAATTCTAAAAATAATTTAGGATTTTTCTTTGCAAATAATACAACGTCTCTTTTAAGTTCTTTAGAACTCATTTGTTCTACTTTAGAACCTTCTTCAACTCTCATTATTGCTTCAACTTGATCTATATCCATATCTAGAGCCGCTCTTCCTGCTTCAATTTCTAGTTCAATATCTATTAAATCGTCTTTTGCTATATTTTGAGGTTTGAATTCATAATACAATCTATCTTTACTTGGATGATAAAGAGAGAGAAGTTTTTGTAAACTCTGTTTTGTTTTTGGAACTTTAAGAACTCCATCGTCAAAGACTATGTGAGCTAACGTTGATGTACCCTCTTGTTCATCAACAAAACATGATTTCTGATTAGTAGCATATCTAAGTTCTCTTTGATACCCCTTTTCATTATCAAACCACAATAAAGGAAACCTCTGTGTGTGCTTGGATGCTAATGTAAAAGTCAATGGTTCTTTATTACCTGTTAAGTAATAATTTCTATCTTTAATTTCCCAACTATCTTTTTTAGATACTTTGGGTTTTTGAGCAACCATAGTTTCTTCTACAGCTACGTCTTCTTGTTTTTGTTTTTTCATAATATAATATAATTAAATAGTTTAAAAAATAAAGGGGTAGGTGCCGAAGCACCTATCTCTTTATATATAAATATTAAATACTAAACGTCCTGAGTTTGAGTAAATAATACAAAGTTGTTTGCTGCTTGTACACATAAACATCTTTCAGAAAGGAAGTGAACTTCCATTGCATCAAGATCAGATGTATAAGCACCTCCAACAGATCCAGTTAACCAAGACTTCATACGTCTGTCATCAGCTTCAGAAGCTCTGTATCTAACGTGTAAGAATGGTCGTCTAATGTTTGTACCAAGTATTTGGTCATAAACACTAGAAGTACCTGCAGGTATTAAAACACCACCGATGTTTTTAGCTAGTCCTCTAGTAGAAGCATCATTTAAGTATTTCCAGTCAGTTTTGTAGAAGTCATAAGAACCTCTTCTAAAACCAGAGAAACCTAAATTAAGTGCCATCTCCTCAGAGTTTTCAAAAACACCAAAAGCAGTTCCACCGTATCCACCTTGTGACACGCTACCTAGCATATCGTCAAAGTTTAAAGCAGTAGATCTATTTAAGAAAAGCATATTTTCTTCAATAGCGCCTTGTGTGTCTAATTGTTTAAGTACTAAATCAAAGTCATCAATACCTTGTGAAGCATCGAAGTTTTGATAAACATTACCTCTTGCTTGTATAGCTGCGAACATACCTTCTGTACCTTTTGTTTTAACAGTAGTAGTCCAGTAAGATCCGTTGTCAGCTACAACTGGCTTGCCATCTGCAGAAAGTGCACCAGTTCCAGACGCTAATTCGCCTTCTACTACTGCCATTTCTAAGTAATCTTCAAATCTTAATCTAGTATCACCTTCAGCTTTCAGATACCATAAGTATCCTGAAGTACCGTCTTCAGCAGCAACTTCAACCCAACCAATTTGAGCAGCATCAGATCCAGAGATTTGATACTTATCTTTTATAATAATTGGTGAATTGTTAAATTGTGTGAAAGCAGGTTGAATTGCTCCTTCCATACCTTTAGATCCTTTTGGAAATTCAGATCCATAAACAAATAACGATATTGCGCCATCTGCAAATCCAGCAGCTGTAAAGTTATTAGTAGCATATGTATATGCAATCATCACTGTACCACTTGAAATAGAACCAATTATAGCTTTTGCAGTATTATAACCGTCAGTAACTACTATTGTTTGGTTTACTCTATATTGATCTGTTCCATTTGCGGGTAGTGTAATTTCACCATTTGATACGTCTAAAGTAGCACCAGCATTAGTTGAAACATGTAATCTGTTTTGTTCAGACCAAACTACTTGGTCGGATGTCATAGGAAGTTCAGCTCCTACCATTCTCAAGAATGAAGAGATTGTACGATTACCGTATCTCTCTACTTCTTGCTCGTATATCTCAGGGAGATATTGTTGTGAAAAATTCTTACCAGTACCATCGGTAAATGATAAGTAATTATTCAGTAGCGGTTGTTTTATCGCACTAGGCAATAAATCGGCCGCATAAGGAATATATGGTTTTGCCATTTTATTTTAAATTTTAGTTTTTGTTAAATTTTTGATTTTTAATTCGTAACTTAGTGAGATCAGTGCCATCAGAAACCGCCCTTACTTTTAAACCTCCAACGTAAACGTCTTCAGCATTTGCTCTAGGTTTTTGATCAATGTTTTTAGATTCCGCCATAATATCTTTGGTGGCATCCGCTTTACCTTGATCATAAAAATGTTGAGCTATAGTATCAGCATTATCTGCGGCGTACATAGCCTTGTGGTATCCCTTGTGATCAACAACTTCACCTTTTTCATTTAAGAACTTCCTAATAAAGGTATTTATGTTTGATTGAGATTCCGCAACTTTACTTGGGTCTTTAACACCATATCTAAATTTCTTATCCCCAACGTTGAAATCAAAACCTTTGAATTCATCATTAAGGAGCTTGTTAGTTGTGTCAACAAACTCTTCATGTTGCTTTTGAGCTACTTCTTCACGCTCGTTGTAACGATTGAAAAAATCCATAGCTTTTCGTTGATCATTGGATATAGTGGGTCTCAACTTGATCTCCTCATAATATTTATCCTTTAATCCTTCCAAAAAGTTTTTGGCTTTTGCAATTTCTTCTTTCTGTGCTAATTTTTGTTTTCGCACATGTCTTTCCTCATCTACTTCTTCGTCATAAGAGAAATTATCTTCCATTAAAAAAGATATTTCACTATCATCTAAATGAGGTCTAGTTTTTTTATAGTATTCTTTTAACAATGTGGTATCATCAACATTAGAATAATCAGCATTTAATCTGACATAATCTTCCACTGTACCACCTGTTTCATCCATAAAATCTACAAGTTTTTGAACAGACTCTGGTAAATAAACTGTATTAGGGTCTTCTTCTACTACCTGTGGCTTTTCTTCCACATCCTCTTCTTCAGTTACTTCTTGGAGTGGCGACACTTCAGCTTTAACATCTTCGCTGGACTCTTGTACTTGTTTGTCCACCTTAGCGCTATCTCCGGCTTGTTCTTCCACATCCACCTTCTTTGTTTCTCCGATTTGAATGGCATCGTCTTCTTGTTTTACTTGTTCAACTTGTTCTTCGATTTTTTCTTTTTCCGTTTTAGGCGGTTTAGATAAATCAACTTTAACAACGTCGTCTACCGTTGTTGTTTTAAATTTAGGTAGTTTTACTTTCATATCACCACCCTCTTGTTTCACTTCTTTTTGTTTTACTTGTTCGTCAGCCTTTACGACTTCCTGTTTTTTTGTTTTTGACATAATATAATATTATAAAATTAATTAAAAAATTTATTGAGCAAATTGCTCTAACCCAGTTTCGTCTAATTGAGTAGTTTCAAAATCACTTGGTAATAAGTCATTTTTTCTCTGATCAATTAATTGACTTTGCTGGCTTGCTTGTATTTTAGTTCGTTTGTCTTTACGATCTTCAATATATTGTTCTTTTTCTTTGACCCTGTTAAGATCTATTTGAGCTAATTGAAGGTCATACTGAAATTGTAATTCCATCATTTCTCTTTTAATTTGAGCTTCAGTCTGCATTCTTTGAATCTCAAACTGAGAGTCACCTTGGTTTAACTGCATTTTTTGTTCAGTTATAACTTGATGTTTTTGTGTCTCAGCTAATGCTGCAGCTTCAGCAGCTTGTGCATTTGCTTGCGCTTGCGCTTGTATATTAGCTTGTTGTATCTCTTGATCTTTTTGTTGCTTTTGTTTACGTTTTAGTTTTAACAATTGGTTTGCTAGTTTTAGATTTTTGATTTGTCTGATATCAATAGCATCCTCTAAGTCTATACCACCTGATTTTAAAGCAATTTGAATATTTTGTTCTAACTGTGCTTGTTCTTCTTCGTCTGGTTCAAGTTCTAAATAAATACCAAAATCATATAGGTGTAATTCACTTGTATCTTCAAGTGTACCCACGTTATAGCTACTTATAGCAGATTGTAAAGCCTCATTTGTTAACCCAAACTCTAAAGTATCTGATATACGCAACGCGATGTTTTCACAGGATTTTAATGTTAAGAATAAACTTGCTTGCATTAAATGCCTTGTGGCCACGTTTGATTGGTTAACAGCCATTTTTTGTAATCCTACTAAAGCATCTTTATTAGGCGTACTGCCATCTCTTGCTTCATTTAAACCGGTTACGTCTCTTATCATTTGTAAATAATAATTGTATGTGTTAATTAAACTAGCTATTTTTTGTTGACCTGAAGAACTTGATAGTTCTTGAATAGGTACCTTACCTTTATTTAGATCGCCATCTTGTGTTAATGATCTACCAACTATACTACCAGTTTGAAAGTACATGTTTAAAGCTTCTTGTGGATTATAATTTGTACCGTTACCTAGATCGACCTCAGCTAAACCATCTACGTCTACAAATACACCGTCTGGTACCATCCTTGCTAACACTTGTTGTAACTTGAGATGTGTTATTTGAATCATATCAGCGTAACCTGTTATTCTATTAACTAATGATTGTATTCTACCCTTGTACATCCTTGGTGCACATATAGAATAATTCATATATACTTTACTTAAATTAGATTTAGGTCTAGTCATTGACTCACTCATACCCCATCTAAGCATTTGGTTATGCCCTAATATCTTAGCTCCAGACCATAAAGTTTCTATGCTTCTTGATGCTCTGTTAAAAGTATCACTTTGTGGTGGATCAAATGTATCGGTTTTTTGTAATGCTTTTTCTAATCCATTAGCTGTTCTTTTTATTTTAAATACTTGATCAACATAACTTTTATATTCAAAATATAAAACTTGAATATTATTTTTATCATTTCTACCATTCCAGTTTCTAGTGTAATCTGTATTACCTGGATACTTTTGTATTTTTTCTAATTCTTCAGCAGTAAGATTTGGAAATTCTTTTTTTAATTCTGGTAAACTTATATTTTTTACTTCACCAACATAGTATATATCTTCAAAGTTAGGATCTTCTGTATATGAGTAAACTAAATTAGCAGGATCTACATATTCAGTTGTTACACCATTAGCTTTATTCCAACTTGTTTTTACAGCACCAACACCTAAAACTACAAGATCGTAATTAAATCTTCTTTTAACTAAATCAAATTTATTTCTTGCCAAGGTGTTATTGATAACTTCTTCTTGCGCAACCTCAACAGACTGTTTATAATCAAGCTGCATGTGTAATTCTAAATCCTCTCTATTTGCTGGTAAGTTTTCTCTGTCTTGAACATTCCATAAATCAGCACTTAATGTATTTTCTACATTTCTTAAAAAATCTTGAGACTGCATGTCTGCAAAAATCATTTTGGCATAATCTGTTCTTTTTTTAACAGACTCAGGGTCTTGTGCGAATGCTTTTATTTCATAAGCCTTTTCAGACATACCATTAACAACAATATCTACAAACTTAGGTAGTATAGCAACGGGTTTCCAGTCTAAATTTAAATAACTTAAATCACCATTTATAGATAATTCATCTTTATACTTTTGAACTGACTGTTCTCCTCTTGCATATAAACGTAGGTTATGATAGTTGTTATAGTTGGCGTTAAATCTGTATCCACCGGCGGTCCCTGATCCTGATCCAAACCACTCACCTTCGATAGCGCGAGCAACTCTTAAACCATATTCCCAAGAAGATTTTTCTTCATTGGTCACCACTTGGCTTGGAAAAGAACTATTTGTGTTAGTATAAATCATCTATTTTATTATTTGTGATATGTTTCCTTTATTATCGTATCTAGCAAAAGAAATATTAACCGGTTGATTAATTTTTTCTGCTTGCGGAACGTAACGATGTTTATTGCAGGCCATTATTGCTAAGCCTGAGCTTATTGATGCATCGTGTTTTGTTCTGTTATTTATATTAAATCTTGCCCAGTCTTCTAATGTACGTTGAAAATACATATCTCCATATGTACCACCGTCTTGATACCCTACAAAATCTTCTATATAAGATTCAATTGCAGCGGCATGAGCCTGTCTAATATCCTCACTTGAGTTTGGTATTCCACCAATTTCTTTTTCAGTTGTTGACAACTTATTCCATATTTTATCTGGTCTATTTATTGAATATAACCTATAGCCTCTACGTTTAAAATGATATAATAACCGAGGTTTATTATTTTCCGCTAATATTGGCATACCATAAAACACACATGCCATTAAAACATCTTCAAAGAATATTTCAGCGGTTGGTGGTCTTGATATATATTCTAAGAAAAATATATTAGGTGGACAATCTTCCATGCTAAACTTTGTTAAACCATGAAGGGATCCGTTAGATCCTCTGTTGTCTACTGTACCTGATATGTCATAACTATCACAACCAAAAGCTCCTAGGTGTTCATTACCTGGATACTTTCTACCATTTTTTAAAAATACCTTGTTTTGTAATACAACTGGTGGTACCCATGAAACAAAAAACCTACCTTGTTTATTAGGATAAAATATTACTTTTGTGTCTTTAATACCATTCTCCCATTGGAAGTTACCTTGTGTGACTACGCTAGTATTCTTTAAATCTTCATTATAATCTATTTGTTGGTATATT